TGTCATTGCTATAGAACCTTCTGTAAATTTGTTCTTACAGAAAGGTGTCGGTAGCATGATACGATCACGTTTGCGCTCTATTGGAGTTAATCTTAATTCTCAACGGCATAACCAAGAGTTAGCACAACGTGCTAGCCTCGGTTCTAGTATCGCTACTGTCGATTTCTCGGCAGCAAGTGATTCTATCAGTTACTGGCTAGTGGAGTTTCTACTGCCCGGTGACTGGTTTTCCGTAATGAATAAGATCAGGTGTCCACGTGGTGCTATTGGTGATCAACTAGTCGAGTTCGAGAAGTTCTCCTCAATGGGGAACGGCTTTACTTTCGAACTAGAGTCACTAATATTTTATGCGATCGCAGATTCTATCGTCCCAAAGGAACACCCTCTAAAAGAGGTTGTTTCTATATATGGAGATGACTTAATCTGTCCATCCGAGTTTAAAGATGAGTTAATATCCATCTTTAAAACGTGTGGTTTCTCGATTAACACCGACAAGACCTACTTTACCGGTTATTACCGGGAGAGCTGTGGTTCCCATTATTGGGACGGTGTACGCATAGCACCAACTTATATCCGCCGTCACATCGATTCCCTCGATGATGCTATCAAGGTCCATAACCAAACTGTGCGCAGTAATGCGATATCGTTCGGTCTGGAGCTTAAAGGCTGGGGATTATCCCCAGCTATAGCAATCCTGAGAAACTTATGTGCCCGTAAGGGCGTGCCGTTAGTCCCACCTCACTACGGTGATGTAGGATTAATTGTACCATTCGACTACGCGCGACCATCCACTAAGAGGTGCAATAACTTGCTTCTCTTTGTTGTTTGGGAACGTGTTAGAAAAATGACAAAGTCTCAGGAAGATGACACTGGGCTCCTCTTAGAGAAGCTCCTTGGATTGCATGTCTCACGACATGCCGTGGAACGCATACAGGATAACATACCTACCGGTAATGTTAGACTGCGTGCTTCTAACTCCGTGAAGCTCGTAAAAAGCTTCACGTGGGACTGGC